GCCGCACCTACTGTACCAAACGGTGGTATTGTAAGTGTAACTACTACACCTCAGAAGCTAGTGTTCTTTGATACTGTTTTCAATGGAGACACTACAGAACTGGAAGGAGACATTGCGCTAGATAGATTCATAATAAATAACGCCACTGGTGCGCTAGAGATGGATGCTACTTTTACTATGGAAGGGTCTAACTCGGCTGATGTCACTTTGGAACTATATAAGAACGGTTTGGCTACAGGCAATGTAATCAGTGCTAACCTAGAGGGTGCAGGCAATCCCGTAACTATTCCAGCACTAGCCAAAGATATTCCATTGACCCTCAATGATTATTTTGAGGTCTATGTATACGCAGGCGGCAATGTAACAGTGACGTTCACGAAGAGTCGTTGGTTCGCTAGGTTAGTATCATCTAGAAATCCAGCGTAAGGTAAACAGACAAATGGCTTCATATAAAGACGCACAAGGCAGATATTTAACTCGTGGACTCTTCCATGAAACCATATCTGCACAATTGAAGGCTACTGGGTTCAAGGCTCCTTTCACACTGAAGCCTTATGATATGCCAGACTACAAGTCTCTGAAGAAGCTTTATATGGAAGCAGAAGATCCTACTGAGTACACTTTCGCTAAGAATGTGTTCGGTGAAGAAGGGTGGGAACACTGGCAGAAACTAAAGGATGCCTACTGGTTTAAGGATCACCTCGAAGATTGGCGTGAAGAACTAGAGATCAAACTTCGCTCAGAAGGCATCAAAGAGATGAAGAAGCTGGCTGACGCTGGCCACAAAGAGGCAGCTAAGTGGATAGCTACCGGAGGTTGGGATACCTCTAAAGCTGGACGACCTTCAAAAGAGAAGATCAAAGGCGAGCTTAAAAGAAAAACCAAAATTGCCAATGACATCCACGCTGACGCTAAACGCATAGGAGCCTTTGTTGTCAAAGATAACAGTTGAGGAGATTCGTCAAGCGGCTGAAGCTGATCTTGAGGTCTTTATCGCACTGGTTGCTCCACAGCGTGTACTTGGGGCTGTGCATCAAGACTTGATTCGCTGGTGGAACCGTGAGAACGCAAAGGATCATCAGTTGGTCTTGCTTCCTCGTGGACACCAGAAAAGCGCAATGATTGCCTATAGAGTAGCTTGGGAGATTACACGCAATCCTGCAATTACGGTATTATATATCTCAGCAACCGCTAATCTAGCTGAGAAGCAGTTGAAGGCAATCAAAGACATACTAAGCTCTAAGATCTACCGGCGCTATTGGCCGGACATGATACACCCAGATGAAGGCAAGCGGGAGAAGTGGTCTGTAGGTGAAATTGCTATTGACCACCCATTGAGGGCTGAAGAAGGTGTTCGTGATCCTACTGTGTTCACTGCTGGACTTACAACTAACATTGTTGGACTCCACTGTGACTTAGCGGTACTTGATGACGTTGTCACAGGACAGAATGCGTACACGGAAGAAGGACGTACCAAGACAGCCGAACAGTACTCACTCTTGAGTTCTATTGAGAACCCCGGAGCTAGGGAATGGATCGTAGGCACACGATACCATCCTAAAGACTTGTACTCTGAACTTGTCAGTATGGAATACGAAGAGTATGATGATGAGGGTGAAGTAATCAACAAAGAGCTAGTGTACGAAACACTAGAGCACGTAGTCGAAGATAGAGGCGATGGTACAGGTGAGTATCTGTGGCCAAAGCAGAGACGAGCAGATGGTAAGTGGTTCGGATTTGATCCGGGCATACTTGCTAAGAAGCGTGCTCAGTATCTTGACAAGTCACAGTTCAGGGCTCAGTACTACAACGATCCTAACGACCCTGAAGGCCAGTTAATTGGTAACGACAGATTTCAGTACTACGACCGTAAGTTCTTAGAACAACGAGATGGTAGGTGGTACTTTAAGAACAAGGTGTTAAACGTATTTGCTGCAATTGACTTTGCTTACTCTTTGTCTAAGAAGGCTGACTTTACAGCACTTGTCGTAATAGGGATCGATGCTGACGGTTTTATTTATGTCATGGATATCGACAGATTTAAAACCGACCGCATAAGTGACTATTACGACCATGTGGTGCATAGTCACGTCAAGTGGGGATTCAGGAAGCTTAGAGCAGAAACTAACGCAGCACAGAAAGTAATTGTGCGTGACTTGAAGGACCAGTACATTCGACCTAATGGATTAGCTCTAGCTATAGATGAGCATAATCCTACAAGGCACTTAGGAGCTAAAGAAGAACGTATGATGGCTTCATTGCAACCACGTTACGACAACTTGTCTGTGTTCCATTACAAAGGTGGTCACTGCCAGACACTCGAAGAGGAGCTAGTCTTGAAGCACCCTCCGCACGATGATGTTAAAGATGCTTTGATGTGCGCTATTGACATAGCTGTACCTCCTAGCGGATCGGCACGCAGATCAAAACGTATTGACCCTACAGTTGTGTTTTCAAGTAGATTTGGTGGAGTAGCGCATGGCGCAAGATAAAGTATTAGAAGTTGAGCAGATTATCTCACGAGACCAGACTGCTGCTTTCATAGCTAATGAGTACATGCGGCTTAAGTCAGCGCGTGGGACTTGGGATGGTGAGAAGCGTGAGTTGCGTAACTACATCTTCGCAACAGACACGACTACTACAACTAACGCTAGTCTTCCTTGGAAGAACAGCACAACCCGTCCTAAGCTCTGTCAGATCAGGGACAACTTGCACGCTAACTATATGGCGGCTCTGTTCCCTAACGACGATTGGCTAGAGTGGGAAGGTGCGACACAAGATGAACAGACGCAAGAAAAAGCGGCTATTATCACACAGTACATAAAGACTAAGGTAAACCAGACAGACTTCAAAGCTGTTGTGTCAGACCTAGTGTACGATTACATAGACTACGGTAACGCCTTTGCTGACGTAACGTACGAGAAAGAAGAGGAAGAGATTGACGATAAGATCTATACGCTGTATGAAGGTCCTCGTCTGGTACGTATCAGTCCGTTAGATATTGTCTTTGACATTACTGCAAGTAAGTTCGAGAACACATTTAAGATCACTAGGCAGATTATGACTCTAGGTGATCTACAGAAAATGATTACCAAGTATCCTGACCTCAATTGGGGCCAAGAAGTCTTTGACAAAATGATCAAGACTCGTGAAGAACTTGGAAAGATGGACTCAGTAGACGTAGACAAGAGTGATGGTTACATTGCAGACGGCTTTGGAAGTCTCTCGCAGTATTACCATTCAGGCTACGTAGAAGTACTTATCTTTGAGGGAGACATCTTCGACCGTACGAACAACAAGATGAAGATGAACCAACAGGTTGTAATTGTGGATCGTGCCTACATTGCATCTATGCAGGACATCCCTACATTCTCAGGACGCTCTACCAAACGCCACGTATCTTGGCGTACACGTCCAGATAATATTTACGGCATGGGTCCTCTTGATAATCTGGTAGGTATGCAGTACCGTATTGACCACATTGAGAACCTACAAGCTGACGTATTTGACCTCATCGCGTTTCCTCCTCTAAAGATTAAAGGATACGTAGAAGATTTTGAGTGGGGACCTCTGTCGCAAGCTGTAATGGATGCCGATGGTGATATCGAGATGCTGAAGGTAGACTCCGCTGCTCTTGGCGCTGACATGAAGATTGACAGGCTAGAGCAGGAAATGGAAGAGATGGCCGGAGCACCTAAGAACGCTATGGGTATCAGGACTCCCGGTGAGAAGACAGCTTATGAGGTACAGTCTCTAGAGAACGCTGCAAGTCGTATCTTCCAGAGTAAGATATCTTACTTTGAAGAGAACTTCCTTGAACCTCTGTTGAACGAGATGCTTGCTTCAGCTAGGTTAAATATGACAGGCTTGGAAAGTATCCGCACTCTCAATGAGTTTGGTGCCGTAGAGTTCCAGAAAGTGAACCCTAACGACATTATGGGTAGTGGACGTATTCGCCCTAAAGGCGCTCGTCACTTTGCTGCTCGTAACAACTTGGTACAGGAGATCACGCAGTTCATGCAGACCGTAGGACAAGATCCTGCTGTAGCTAACCATATCAGTGGTAAGAAGATTGCTAAACTGCTGGAAGATAAATTAGGTCTCGATAACTACAATCTGGTAGCTGATAATATTCGTGTAACGGAACAGTTAGAGACCGAACAGGTTATACAGGCTGGACAAGAAGTTCTAAGTGAAGAGAATCAACTAGAAGAAGGAGACCCCTTAAATGCCCAAGCCGCGCAAGCTACCACTGGGAATACTCAACCGACTGCCTAAAGAGTACCCAAAGGAAGATTTCTATAATGATGCGTACGGATGTGAGAAGGTACTTAAAGTATACCGAGACACATTGAGGCACAGAATTGATAAGTTACAAGAACCAAAGGAAGTAGATTACGATAGCCCTAGTTGGGCTCACAAACAAGCACACATTAATGGCAAGATCGAAGCCTATCAAGATGTGCTACGAATGTTACCCCAAGACCCAGATGAGGAATAAACAATGAGTGGTGAAGACCAAAACACTTCAGTAGGAAACGTCTTTTCGACCGAAGACGCCAATAAAGGTGCTTCAAGCACCACCGATACATCTTCTGCCGAACCTAAGCATGACCCCTATCTAGGACTAGTAGGCGAAGGGAAAAAGTACAAGACTCCTGAAGACTTGGCTAAGTCTCGTCTAGAGGCTGATCAGTTTATTGACCAGCTAAAGAATGAGACTGCTGGACTTCGTGAAGAGCTGGAGAAACGGCCTTCAAAGGATGAGATACTTGATATTGTAAGATCTACTCGCAATGACACTACTGAAAACCAAGGTAGTGGATTAGATGAGGAGACAGTGTTAAATCTCGTAGACACCCAAGTAACCGCTATTGAACAGCGTCGAATTGCGCAAAGTAATGCTGAAAAGGCTGCTAACAAAGTGCTCGAACTCTATGGAGACAAAGCCAGTGAGTTCACACAAGGCAAGGCCAATGAGCTAGGCGTATCTGTAGACTATCTACTGGATATGGCTTCGCGTAGTCCTGATGCGTTCTTCGCTACTGTGGGTATTAGTGGAGCCGCGCCAAAGACTAATTCTAGCAATCAAGCTCCTCAGTCAACTGTGAATACTGAAGCATTTGACCAGAGGCAGAATGAGAGCGCACCTGTAGGTAGTTGGGATCACTTTGAGAAACTTCGGGTTGAGAATCCATCCGAATATTGGTCTCCTAAAGTGCAGAACGCTATCTTTAAGGCAAGGAAAGAGTCAGGCGGTGACTTCTATTCTAAATAATCTTTAATCGGAGATTAAACTATGTCTGGTATGACAACCGCTAATAGTGACCATCTAATTCGCTCAGAAATTTGGTCTACTCAGCTAAAGAAAGTCCTTGAAGACGATCTTCAGGGCATGAAGTACGTGAATTGGATGAATGAGTTCCCAGATGGTAACACTTTCACCATTCCGTCAATCGGTGAAGCAACCGTTCGTGATTACGCAGAAGATGAACCTGTCGTATACGATGCTCTTGATACTGGTGAATTCCAGTTCTCAATCACTGAGTATCTGAGTTCTGCAACTTACATCACTAACAAGAATAAGCAGGACATGTTCTACATGAACCAGCTTGTTTCTAGCTTCGTTCCTAAACAGAGACGTGCTATTGACGAACAGGTAGAGAGTACAATCTTTGCACTCCAGAGCCAGCAGACTGCCAACGACCGCAACTTGATTAATGGTGCTCCACACCGTATCGTTGCAAACGAAGGTGGTGCTGACGATGTAATGCAGGTAGCCGACTTCGCCAAAGCTATGTACTCCTTGAAGAAAGGTAATGTACCTCAGACTAACATGGTCGCCATTGTCGATCCGTCTGTAGAGTACACCATCAACACCTTGACTAACTTGGTCAACGTGTCCAACAACCCAATGTGGGAAGGTATTGTTGCCTCCGGTATGGGTACTGGTATGCGTTTCATCAAGAACATCTACGGTTTTGATGTTTATACCTCTAACTACTTGGATGACATTGCAAGCGAAACCATTAACGGTGATACCGTAACTAATGGTAAAGCGAACCTGTTTTTCAGTGCAGCAGGTGATGTTCTGCCCTTTATTGGTGCATGGCGTCAGATGCCTAGTGTAGACTCTGAATACAACAAGGATCGTCAGCGCGATGAGTACGTTACAACTGCTCGTTACGGTGTTAAACTGTATCGTCCTGAGAACCTTGTAACAATCATCTCTGATCCAGTTGCATTTTAAGGAGGTTTTATAAAATGGCTGCTCGTAATAGTTATTGGCTAAACAACGATGGTCTAGTTGTTGGTTTTGGTACACGCAAAGCTGAAGATAAGGTAGGCGGTGTAAACCGTACTGCTGGTTCTATTAATCAGGCAGTGCTTGATTGGGGCTTTGGTGATCTACCCACAACTAGTGACGTTGATAACCAAGTACTCACTCTGCCTGCTAACGCCCAGATCGTCAGTTCTAAACTGTACGTTGTCGAGGCTGCCGCTGGTGGTACTTCATACGCAATCGGTCTATCTCAGCCCGATGGTACTGTAATTGACGCCGACGGTCTCCACACCGATGCCCAGCTCGTAACTGCTAATCTGGTTGCAGGTGCTTGGCTTGAAGGTAGTGGCGCTCTCGTAGGTCTCACTATCGGTGCTAATCCGGGTCAGATCACTGTAGGTGCTACTGGTACATTTACTGC